CGCCCAGCAGACGCACGAGTACCTCATTGAGCAGCTGCAGTTCACGGGTGCGGAGTCGATCACGTCGTCGTCCAACAAGATCCAGCTGAACTTCAACCACCCCGTCAAGGAGCTCGTGTGGGTGGTCCAGCGCGACTCGTTCGTGGACTGCACGCCTGGCCAGAACTTCATTGCGGAGGTCAACGGCTGCCAGCCCTTCAACTACACGGATGACTTCACCACGGAGGGTGTGGTGATGGACGTCCTGGCGCGTGGCTCTCTGGGTGGCGGTGCGGTGGGCACGACGGTCCCTACGACACTCGCGGATGGCTTCTACGGCCCCTACCTGCCGGGTCTGGGCATCCAGTCGGGCCCCTCGCTGCAGGGCGCGTCCTGGCTGGACTCGAACATCGGCCAGGCCGGCAACGACCAGCAGCTCGTCTTCGAGGACACGACGAACTACTTGCTGGCGAAGCTCCTCCTCGCGTCTGGCGTCAAGTGCGAGGGCAAGAACCCCGTGGAGGTCGCGAAGCTCCAGCTCAACGGCCAGGACCGCTTCACGGAGCGCGAGGGCCGCTACTTCGACCGTGTCCAGCCCTTCCAGCACCACACGCGCACGCCCAACCGCGGCATCAACGTCTACTCCTTCGCGCTCAAGCCCGAGGAGCACCAGCCGTCCGGCACGTGCAACTTCTCGCGCATTGACAAGGCGACGCTCCAGCTCACGGTCTCCGTCAACACGGTGCGCGGCGGCCGCACGGCCCAGGTGCGCGTGTATGCGGTCAACTACAACGTGCTCCGCGTGATGTCCGGCATGGGTGGCCTGGCCTACTCCAACTAAGCGTAAGGCGAGACGCACACACAGTAGCAAACACAATACGAAAAACAAAAAACAAAACCAAATGAGGGTGCTATTTACACCCTGATTGGGATTTGTAGACAAGCATGTTGTGCATCTTGACCATCTTCAAGAACGAGTCTCAGGGAATGGACGAATGGATTCAGCACTACCTTTCACAGGGTGTGTCTCACATCTTCATGATTAATAACGGGTCGACGGACAACTACATGCCCGTCCTTGACAAGTACTCGACGTTCCTTACCCTGTATCACCTGCCTGAGCCCCACGTTCAGATCCACCACTACAACACCGTGTTTCCGGACATTCGGGCATCCGGCTATACCTGGTGTGGCGTGTTTGACATGGACGAATTCGTCGTCTTGTCAGACCCCTCCCTGTCGCTCCCCGACTATTGCAAGCGACACCTCCATGGACACGTGCATCAGATACGCATTCAGTGGAAGCTGTTTGGGTCAAGCGGACACATCGAGCAGCCGCCGTCGATTCGTTGTGGCTTCATCCATTGTGACCCCGAGATCGTCAGTCATAAGGTCATCTTTCGCATCGACGCGTGCAAGTTTATAAGAATCCACGACGTTGAAGCGGAGGGAGAGTCAATTCTTGCAACGGACGCCCTGGTCTATCACTATCCGATTCAGAGCTGGGACTGGTTTTCCAAGGTAAAAATGACCCGGGGTGCCGCAGACGATGTCTTCAATGTTCGTAACCGCGCCTACTTTGACCACTACAATGCTCGATCGGCGGAGGTCGACGCCACACTCAAGGATCGCGTCGAGGCAGGACTGTATGCCTTCACTCAATAATACTTTATGAACATCGTGTCAAATCCATGGTAGTCAATTCCAGGTGTCGCCCGATACCCGCGTTGGCTCATAAAGGAGTGGAGCCGGTTTACATCGAGATGGAGATGCTCAATCTGTAGCTTTTTGATATTATAGGTTGTGAAATCAATCGACTCCAGCACGTCCATGTCGATCCCTTCGATGTCCATAAACAGATAATCAATCGTAGTCAGATCGTACTTTGCAAATAGACGATTGAGCGTGCACGCACGAATGTTCACAGATTGTATGGTCTTTTCATTGTAGTCGTGTTTCGTTATGTGTTGAGGGATGATTGATGCAACCTGAAACGACTTATTGGGATTGTTTTCGGGTCCATCATCGGCGTGATAATACAATCTTACAGAATCACGATCGTCTGGAACGATCGCTATATTCTCAATTACGTGTTTAATCGAGCCATAGGCGTTGTGGATAGACTCGTTGTGAATATCAAATGGCTCTACCAGAAGCACCAGGCTCGTTGGAATGTTCCTAACGAGGTCCCGGACATGGTCTCTTCCTGTATTTGTTCCAATTTGAACAACAATGTTGTCATCCGGTATTTCGCGAATAAAGACAGGATGTCCCCTGTTAGATAACTCCATGCCAAAACACACGTGGTGTTCGGAGTTTATGTGACCGTCCTCTCCGCACAACAAGACGACCTCGCTCGGCGCATAGTACTTCATGACCTCGTCATAATACGGCAACCCTCTATGAATGCTCCCGTAGACGACAAGGTCAAACCGATGTTGTTGTATGTCGTTCATGTGTATCGGATCCGGCTTCAACGATGCCGGGACACCCCTTGTGTAGGAGAATCCGCGCCCGTACAAGTTCTGGATTGAACCGTAATCGTCGTAGATATGAGATATAATTATAGACTCAGCACAGCCTTTACCGATCAATTCCTTAAATCCCGTCAAGGTCAAACAACGTAAGTAATCCGGTCGTGGATCTTCACTCAAAAACAGCACCCGTTTTGCCTGGGAGTGCCCACAGGTGTCTAGAATATACTGAGCCATTGCTCGCGTTGTCAGATGCGTCCGAGTATACTCGAGGAGCCGTGGGATATACGATTCGGGCTCCTGGGATGCCATCGCTTCTTTCACAAGGGCCTTTGGAAAGTGCGTCATCGTTCGTGACGGGCACTCGTCAAGTCCGTCAAACCACGGAATACAGCCATTCGCGAGGATTTCGTAGTGACGCATACAATCCCACCCCCCCTTTCGGTGCGTCCGTCCAAAGACACTCCTTGCATACCCCTCGTAGTATGAGGTCTCGTCGTCAAAGACGTACGTTGAGGTATCTCCAGGAACGAGTGTCGCCATTCGCTGTGTTTTCTCTGGCACCTTTGTGCGGATCTTGCATTCAGGAATTGAAAAGGAGATGGGATACACTGGCATTCTTACAGACCACCCTAGGGGTACCTGTAAACGGGAGCTACATATCCAATCCACTGCGTAGAGTATCTATGGAGGCGTCCAGGTCTTCGTCGCAGTTCAAATAATGGAATCGGTCCCAATAATATTCCACGTGATAGTTGTCCAGGCTTCCAATTTTATAGAGAAACATCCAATGAGCATCGGGTGAATAAAATACCCCGTGGCCATAAAAGATCGACCCTGTTGAGGTGACGATGGTCTTTGCAAAGGTCAGGTAGGCGATGATCTCACATATGTCCATCTGTTCGGGGTTGATGTAGACCCAGTCCGGTATTTCTGCAAGAATATCCAACCAGACCTTGGCTCGGAAGGCTGTGGATCGTTTGACGATGTTTGCGTTTGTCGTTATGAGTTTCGGCATGAAGATCTTCTTGTTCTTGAACCGTTCAAGGTCGCCTAGCGTTGCCAGAGCCCGAGTGCGGCACTCCTCAATAATATGAGGATGGCGGAGAATGTCGAGGATGAGTGGCTCGAAGATATGCACAGACCGAAAGGTGAGAATCGTGTTATTTTCAATAAACACGATACCGGGAAAGAGAAGCTGAGCCAGTGTGAGAAGGTTGGGGAATCTCTTGGACTCTTCGCTGAGCACGATGGGGCAGGTAAGACCACGAGACCGGTATTCGTGCAAGATATTGAATAAGTTAGAGACGCTGTGTCCAAAGTTTACAGACTCAAAGGGGCTCATGGCATAACAGACCTCTTGGTCGATCGTTTTACATGGGGAGCCGTTTGCGAGCATATCATATGCGCGATTGATGCGTTCATATATCGTGTGTTCAGCCTCGTAGTGTGCTAGCCCCCGGATCGGGTCGTCAAGGTATGAGTTGCTATCACGAATCACCTCACCCTTGTCCGTCACGGCAAGAATCGCGTGGAATGAATTGGGCTTGAAGATAGGAAAGACAAACCGCATGTTCGTGTAGTGGAACGACGGATCGCGCACTAGGGGGCAGTTCTGTGTAAATATACATCGAGCCCCACCCTGGGCAAAGATGTTGCCCCCCCCCGACGCCATTTGATTAATATTTTATTTATTTACATGTGATTTAACGTGTGAGGTTAATGAATGCCTTGGTTGGATACTCGGGGTTCGTCGGGTCAAGTTTGATTGGCAAGACAGGCCCGACACAGTTCTTCAACTCCAAGAACATTGACACGATTCGGGGAGGCGAGTTTGACACCGTCTACTGCTGTGGAGTCTATGCTGAGAAGTGGAAGGCGAATGCCAACCCCGAGGAGGATCGGTGTGCAATCGATGCCCTCTTGGAGCCTCTCTCGACAGTTCGTTGTCGGAGCCTTGTGTTGATATCGACGGTCGACGTCCTGGATTGTCAGACTCCCCAGTCTGAGTCTACGATCACCCCGGTGTATGCGACGCACGCCTACGGTCGGAATCGCCGCTACGTAGAGCAATGGGCACGTGCCAACTTTCAAAACGTCTACATTCTCCGTCTGCCGGCTCTGTTTGGATCGGGGTTGAAGAAGAACGCTCTGTATGACATGATGAATCGTCGCCGTATCGAGTCGCTTCGTGATCACTGGGTGTTTCAATGGTATTCTCTTGAGTGGCTATGGGCTGACATTCGCTACGTTCGCAAGTTGAACATCCCCCTCATACATCTCGTAACTCCCGCCCTTCGTCTGGGAGACATCCAGTCCTTGCTGTTTCCTATGGTGTTGCTGCCCTCGCAGGACGACAACCGGGTTTTCTATGAGCTCGACACAGACTACCCCCGTCACACGCGCGAGAGTGTGCTCTCGTCCATGAAGGACTTTATTGAGAGGACTCCTCCCCACAATCTAACTGTGTCTCAGCTTGCATGGGCACCCGAGATGGATGGCGTCATGAACGCCTTCCTATCTCGCCAGGGGATTCACGAACTCGAGATCGTGCCCTCCCGGACGCAATGGCAGAACCTAGCAACGAGCGCGTATAGCGCACAGAGCCTCCTGTATGGGGACACGATACAGGTATTCCAGGAGCCTGGGCATTTTGTGGATATCTTGATTCCTAAGCTGGATGCACTCGCGGCAGTCGGCACGCGGGTCGTCGTCTTTGGGTCTCCTGCCCAGCGTGTCTATTCTGGAGAAGATGCGGTTGCTCTTTTCCAGACAGTTGGTGATCTGTGTGAGGCGCGTGGTATCCTCTTTTGTATCGAGAACAACGCGAAGGAGTATGGCTGCAATTGGCTGAATCGTGTGGACGAGGCGCTTGCCTTTGTCAAGAGGGTGAATCATCCCTACATCCGGATAAATGTCGACACGGGATCCATGATCATGGAAGGCGAGCGGCTGGAGATGACGACTGACGATATCCCATACGTGGGACACGTTCAGGTAAGCTTTCCCTACCTTGGGCCATGGGATTCAGCCTCGGAGGCTGCCGCCATGGATACGGTGTCGACCCTCCGTCGTCTTGGATACTCTCGTCACGTCTCGCTTGAAATGAAGAACTGGACTACAGAGGAGACTCTTGCGTCAATCGAGACGTTTGTTCGGTTAGTATCTCGTCAAGGATAGACTCGGTTTCAAAGATGCCGGTTATCTTTCCACCCGAAAAACTCAGATAGCGCCCCTTATGAAATACACGCAGTGAACGATCATCTGTTTCCACATCATACTTTGTCTTCTTGGAAACAAAGTATGAATGATACGTCAACTCGAGAGACGGAAGGACCGCATGGACTTCCTTCTCTACGAGATACCGAACAGAGTCAACGTCGAACTCTCGATCAACCAGGTGTCCACTACGAGTCAGCACACTCAGCGTAACGTGTGTGATGGTGTATAGCGACTTGTCAAGGTCGTAGGGGTAGATGGAGAAAAAGGAGCCATCCATCACCGTATAGGCAGTGATCGTCTCAAACGGAATGTGGTAGACAAAGCTGCACACGTTTTCATAGAGCGGCACAAAGGGCAGACTGAGGGGCACCCACTGGTTGTTGGTGCAGTTGATCACATAGTCATACGAAACTCCATCGAGTGTCGCAGAATGGTCGCCTACTTCGAGAGTCGCAACCTTGCGTGTTTCCAGACGTGGGAGTAGGTGATCAAACTGCTGTTTTGCCTTTCGGAAGTCAATGTAGGCTTCCTTCACCCGAATACACACAGGCACGACATCCCGAGTCGGGATGTCTGGACTCACAAGTTGGTAGTCGGAGAACAGGGTCAGGTAGTCTTTGAACTCGACGCGTGAGGAGTCATGGATGAGGTAGTTGTTGTGTTGGAAGGACACCACACACTCTCCATACCTCTCGCAGAACTTGGAGAATCCACGTTGGCACTCGTCAATGGTTGGCTTGCTTCGTGGATAGTGGAACCCCAGGTGAAGACGGTTTTGGTTGTGTGAGCTTGCTCCGGAAAAGAGTTCGGGCTCCTTGTCAACCAGCGTCACCGAGTGCCCTCGTTCCAGAAGATAGGTGGCCACATGGCATCCATACCACCCAGAGCCAACAATGCACACCCTCATGCAATTGTAGTAAGCACCTGCTTCAGTTTCTCCCAAACAAACACGTCAGACGGGACCTCGTCTTCAGCATATACCTGTCTATCGAGAGTGTCACCCGAGAGTCCCTCCTGAATGAGTCCGAGCTTCCTGCGAAGAAAGGCGATGTACTGATCCTTTCGATGATACCCGTTACTAGAGTGGTTGTTCACCAAATCAACCAGCTGTTCAAAGTCTGTTTGTTTGGTGGAGTCAATGTACTTGTAGCCGTTCAAGATCTCGAGGCACCGTTCCGTGTGCCGCCGCTTCCCGGTGTCGTGAAAGTGAACATACACGATCTCGTTGCACATCAACAGCTTATTTGTCGTTGTAATGCCATCATGATTTCCTGCGGTCGTGGATATAAAATTTGCCGCGCGGTAGAATTGGTGTTCCACAAGGGGTTGACCATTATACCCGTTGCGAGCTACAAAGGTTGTTGAGTTGGTGGGAGCCTTGAGTGCATAATTGACGTAGTTGTCGCTGCAGCTATCCACAACGGACATGAAGAATCTGTTCATTTGGAAGGTGTCGTAGTTTTGAGGAAGGCCGCGCAAGTACTGTTGAATCGTGTCGCGATCACAACTTTCGTTCACTGTAAAGAAGAGATCGGTGTCCAGACCAATGAGGAACTCTGTCTTGTTCTTGTACTCGTTCATGAACCGAGTGAAGTGCTCTCCCTGGCTTTGACCGGTGTATCCTTCCGTATAGACAACCCGAACCCCTCGCGCCGCATAGCGTTGATACACATCCAGGACAACGGGATGCGTCGATCCGTTATCAATGACGACCACGTTTTCATAGCCAAACAAGTAGGCGTGATAGCGAATAAAGTCCTCAATCAGATCATACTCGTTCTTTGTGACGACAAACACCATGGCCAGGGATCGTTCCTTCCATGCCTTGTGCATTTCGTAGAGTTTGCGTATGAGGTCGGCCTCCTCGTGCCGCTTCTCTGCGTCGTTGCACTTGAGTCGATAGTGATAGTTCTCATGTTGCATAAACCAGTTGGACGATACACCACTGACTCCATCCAACAAGTCCATCCGAATACCCCGAATGAAGGTTGCCCCCCCGTCGGCGGCAATTGTGGACATAACAAGGTCATCGTACTGGCAATCATACTGGCGCCAGGTCTTGCAGATGTGCTGGGCAACGTCGATCGACATCAGCATTCCCGCACCAGACACAAAGGGTTTACCATGTTCATGTCCGACGACTCCGTGAATACATCCTGTCGTGGGGAGTGTGTTGATAACAGGAACCAAGAAGGAAAACACCCAAAAGGACGAGAGGTTGGTGCGCAAGACGTAATCGTATGCGGTCGTGGCCGTATAACATTCAATGGCCTCTGTTGTCTTTTGCACGATGGTTGCGAATCCGGACTCGGACTTGGAGACAAAGGTATCCCCCCTCGGGCCGGACACCTCGACGTTCGGGTCGCTCTCGACAAAGTAACAATCAAAGTCCGGGTGGCTGTTGAAGACACACTCGCGGATGGCCGCGCGATTCCGTGCGTAAACGGGGAGGGAGTTGTCCGAGATCACCAGGACAAGCACCTTCATTTGAGATTTGCTTGAAAAAAACAGTGACATTTATACGGATGCGTCGGGTCTTGACACATGTGGACCCCGGAGGACGTTATCACAACGGACAAGTATCTGACTGCCTTTCCCTCTCTCTACCACAAGACGGACGTCTTCTACCTTTCACACCCCATTGTGTGGAGGGATCAGCTCTGTGTTCGTCCATCCTTGTCGACACCGACAATTGTGAGCGGACACTCGGACTACCCCATCCTGCCCTTTCTTACGACCGCTTACTCAAACACGGCATGGTTTACGGTGAATACCCAGAGTCCCCATGCGTATGGTCTACCGCTGGGCGTCACAAACAACACCGAGGAAACGGAGAACCATCCCGTGTATGGGAATGTATCAATCATGTGGGAGGTTGCACAGACACCTCGTGTTCTTCGCAATCTTGTCTACATGAACTTTTCTGTCAAGACCTTTGTGGAGGAACGAGGCCCTCTCTGGAATCGGTTCACGGACAAGGCCTGGGTCACCCAGGGCCAGCACGTGCCTACACTCGACGGCCGGCGTCAGTTCTTGGCCGACATCCGGAATCACGCCTTTGTGCTGTGTCCGCGCGGCGCAGGCATCGACACGCATCGGCTATGGGAGACCCTCTACATGGACAGCATCCCGATTGTCATCTGGGATCGTGCCCACGAAAACTGGAAGGATCTTCCTATCCTGTTTATTCATGACTGGAGTGAGGTCACTCTCGACCGTCTCTTGTATGAGCACAATCGCATCACTCACCTGGAATGGAATACAAGTAAGTTAAAGGCACAATACTGGATTGACTATATACATGAAGGTCGGAACCGTCCTCGTCGCCACTGACCTGAATCCCCTCTATTGTGAATTTATACCTCCGTTCATTACGGCCTGGAAGTCGATCATTCCAGAGGCGGATATCTGTATTGTTCTCATAGCGCACGCCATTCCCGACTACCTGATGCCCTACTCCTCGTCGATACGTCTGTTCCCACCGATTCCGGGCATTCACACGGCCTTCCAGGCGCAGTGCATCCGTCTTCTCTACCCCCGACACCTTGCTCGTAACGAGGGAGTTCTCATCACCGACATGGACATGCTTCCCATGTCGCGGCGCTACTACACGCTCCCCATTGCGCCGCTGCCCAACGACGCCTTTGTCGTCTACCGCGATGTCTGTCTGCCGGGAGAGATCTCCATGTGTTACAATATTGCCCACCCGGCCACCTGGGTCTCGATGTTTGGTAACGGCGACCTGCGCACCCTCATGACAGAGTGGCATTCCCGCGTGATATACAGCGGCGAACACGGTGGATCTGGCTGGGGCACTGACCAGGTTATCTTGGCCAACACCTTCCATGCGTGGACAGGCAACAAGGTTGTTCTGAATGATGCCGTGACGGGGTTCCGTCGACTGGATCGGTCAGAGCCGCGAGCCTTTGCGAATCGCGCCTTTCTGGAACACTACATCCGCAGCGGAGCCTATGCGGACTACCACTGCCTTCGTCCGTATTCGCAGCACCGGGACATGAACGACTTTATTGTTTCATGCTTACAGTAATAAAAAGCTCTACATACAATGGTGAACGTGTTTTCCTTCTGCCTGTATGGCCGGGAGAAGCGGCTGTATTACGAGGGTCTGATGGAGAACATTGAGCTGGTTCGCCAATACTTTCCCGACTGGAAGGTGTATGTGTATTGTGGGTCGGACGTGACTCCGCGCATGATTGCCCGGCTGAAGGCGTGCTCGAACGTTGTTCTTCGTTGGACCGACATTGAGGGTCCCGTGAACATGATTCACCGCTTCTTTGCGATTGACGAGCCGGATGTCGAGGTGATGTTCTCCCGAGACGCGGACAGTCGGATTCATTGGAAGGACCGGTGGGCCATTCGCGATTTCCTGGACTCTCCGTATCTCGTTCACACGATTCGCGACAATGTCGTCCACAATGCGCCCATGATGGGAGGTCTGTGGGGCATGAAGAAGGCTGCAGGTATCCCGATGCGTGAGGCATATGAGGCCTATATCAAGAACAATCCGGCGGACCAGGGCTACGGCAAGGATCAGAACTTCCTGATGGACGCGATATACCTCCGGGTCGTGGACATGATTCTTGCCCACTACAGCCATGACAACTGTTGTTATGCTCGTGAAGCACTCAAGAAGTTCCCCTTTGAGTGGATCAACGATGTCTATTGTGGCCGCGTCGAAGTCCTTGAAGAGCCGAAACCGATGCCCTTTCGATCGACGGCCCTCCGCGTTGACCCCCTTCCACTACCGGCGGCCGCTCACGCGATCGAACCTATGGCTGAACCACCGTCTATGGCCCCGCCTGCACCGGCGAGTGTCAATCTCACAAATCTTCTGCGTAGAAAGTAAGAGATGGTGGATACAGTCAATATTGGGTCTCGCGCACAGGTCATGCACGGCACGGCCATGAAGACGGCGGGCGGCCTGACGAAGAAGGATCTGGTCTACAACAAGAACGGGCGCATCGTCTCGCGCGCCAAGTCGATGCGCGCCAAGAAGGACAAGCGCCTCCAAAAGGCGGGCTACCACACGCGCAAGGGTGTGTTCGGGCACGTGAAGAAGGAGTAAACTCTGTATAATAGTTAAATGAAGTGGTTATCGTTGTTGACGGCCGTGGCGTGGGTCGATTTTGTTGTCATCGTCTTGTCCAAAATCGTTCCGCTGACGCAGTCCCTGAAGTTGTGGTATAGTACCTTTGGTGTCTCTGCGGTAGCTGCCGACATCTTGATCATCGTCCTGGGCATCGCTCTCGCCCAGCTCCTCTTCCCTGGCATCTCGGGGTGGTCGCTAGTTGTCACGGCGGTGGTGATCCAGTTGCTGCACGACGTGTTGTTCTACGTCGGCGTCATTCGCCAGGTGCCGGATGGTCAGAATAAGATGATTGACATGTTCAAGCGCTACTCGGCCGAGGGGTCGTGGAAGATCCTCCTGGCGGACGCCGCGATGGTGGCCTCGTC